CCATAACCAAAATCTCATAAAATGGCTAAGGGCTGGATGGAGCGAGACTCCGTTATGAGTCTGACTTCTATGCAAGTAGATTGTTATGCATATAATAGTAATATGGGTAGCAAGAACGGTATACCACAACATTTAGGCTGCTTTACCCCAAACATCATCCCACGTTCCGGACAAAGCACCTTTTGCATAATCAGTTGCTCTGTTCTCAAAGAAGTTCGTGTGTGTTGGAGCATTAATCATCTCTTCTACCCATGGTAAAGGATTCTTCTTAACTTTAAAGATACCCTTCATACCAAGACCAATCAAACGACGATCAGCAATGTAGCGAATATACTTCTTAACATCTTCTGATGTTATTCCTTCCATAGCGCCCATTTGGAATGCTAGGTCAATAAACTTGTCTTCGAGCTCTACCATCTTTTCTGCAACAGTATAGAGTCTACCTTTCAAATCATCATTCCAGATTTCAGGATTCTCGTTTATGTATGTGCGGAACAATTTAATCATTGATTCGCAGTGTTGGGTTTCATCTACAATAGACCAAGTAACAATTTGTCCCATTCCCTTCATCTTACCTTGGCGAGGGAAGTTCAACAACATAATGAACGAACTGAATAGCTGCATACCTTCAGTGAATGCCGAGAACGTAGCAATATGAATTGCTGTGTTTTCTTTCGTTGTGTTCTTCGAAGAGATATCCATGACATAATCATGCTTATCTTTCATTGCTTGATATTCCATAAATTGATTGTATGTGGTATCGGGTAGACCCAACGTTTCAATCAAATGTGAATATGCCGCTACGTGTAATGCTTCACGAGCTGCAAACCCCAACAGCATCATTCGTATTTCTGGTTGTGGAAAGTAAGGAAGATAGTTATTAACATAGCCACCCGCTACGTCGATATCACCTTGTGTGAAGAAACGAAATATGTGAGTAAGGAATTGTTTCTCTTCCGTTGTTAATTTCTTCTTCCAATCTTTAACATCTTCTAGCATTGGAACTTCTGTATGCATCCAATGCGATTGCTCGTGCTTCAACCACGCATCATATGCCCATGCATAGTTAAATGGTTTAAAGTAGGAACGTTCTGTCGTTAGGTTTGATTTTATTTTAGTTGCGCTCATCGGTTTCTCTGTTGTTGTTCTTGTAAGAATTGTTGTTCTAATTGTTGTATGCGATGATTAAGAACTCCAATAGCAGTATGAATATGTCCTGTACCGTGTTCTTGTATCTCTGTTTTTAAATATTCAATTTGACTGGTCAATACGTCAATTATATTGCGTGTTGTAAAATCTTTCATAATAACTCCTTATATTCTAAAGCTTTCTCCACATCCACAACGATCTCTCTCGTTGGGGTTAATAAATTCAAATCCCTCATTAAGACCTTGACGAACATAATCAATCGTCATGCCTTCTAGGTATACAAAATCTTTTCTGGTGGCTACAATCATAACATCTTGATCTCCCCCCATCCAGTATAACTCTTTTTCATCCAAAGAGTCAACATACTCGAGGGTATATGCTAAACCACTACATCCTGTAGTCCTTACACCCACCTTAATCCCCTTACCCTTTCCTCGCTTGGTAAGATTCTTTTGTATTATTTGCTTTGCTTTGTCAGTAAAGCTAATTGTTTTTGGTTCTAAATTAGACACTGAAGGAAGATCCACAACCACACGTTGATACTGCACTAGGATTAACTATTACAAATTGGCAGCCGTTAATGTCTTCTTTATAATCAATAGTGGCACCAGTCATATACTGCGCACTCATGGAATCTACTACAACATCATCAAAAACAAAATCATCCTCATTCACTTCACCATCCATTGTGAAACCATACTGGAAGCCAGAACATCCGCCACCTTGTACGAATGCTCGTACTTTAAGTGATGGATCGTTCTCTTCCAAGATAAGATCTTTGATTTTGACTGCAGCTGAGTCCGTAATAGTGATCATTGATGTTTGTTCTTGTAGTCTAGTACAGCAGCTTTAATAGCATCTTCTGCTAATATAGAGCAATGTATTTTAACTGGAGGTAATGCTAATTCTTCGGCAATCTGGCTGTTGCGTAGATTAGAAGCATCATTAATATGCATCCCCTTAACCCATTCAGTAACCAACGACGAACTGGCGATTGCTGAACCGCATCCATATGTCTTGAAACGAGCATCTCTAATAATACCATTATCATCTACCTTTATTTGTAGTTTCATAACGTCACCACATGCTGGTGCCCCGACCATGCCAGTACCAACATCGGTGTCGTCTTTGGGAAAAGAACCCACGTTGCGTGGGTTTTCGTAGTGATCGATTACTTTATCTGAATATGCCATACAGTATATATCAAGATGCTATCTGCCGCGGCCAGCCGACCTTTTCGTCGGCTTATTGACCATAACAGGACCTTTACCTTGAGCCTTTTGTGGTGTGTTAGTTTTAGCTACAGGCTTGTTGCCGTTTTTGGGATTTGCGTTTTTAAGAACATCGAATAGATTGACCATTTAATTCTCCAACCAAGTTTTAAGGGATCTAGTGATTTAACACCAGACGTTCGCTTTACTTCTTAACCTTCACATGCTAAACAAACATCACCTTCTGTCAATGCTTTGAAATCAATCTCTTGTATAACTTGACGTTCGATCTTTCTCGATACTTTATCTGCCTTTGCTAACTTCTCTGAACGGCAATAGTATAGAGTCTTCAAACCACTCTTCCATGCTTGGAAGTGTACAGCATGGAGATACTTAACATTACAATCTGGTCTAAAGAATAGATTTAGGGATTGTGCTTGATCAATAAATTGTTGACGATCTGCTGCGTGTTGAATCAACCAACGCTGGTCAATCTCCATTGATGTTTTAAATACATCTTTAGTCCAATCATCCATCCAGTCTAGATGTTGACAAGAGCCATCATTTGCAATAATAGAAGACCAGATCTGTTGATACTCATCTTCCCCTTTCGGAGTCAAAGGAGCTCCTTCAGGTGATAGGTGTTTGATAATAACTCTATCCAACCACTTGTTCTTATTCAAAGAGGAACCGGACAATGTATCCTGTCTATAAGCATTAGCACGTAGTGGTTCTATCGATGGGGATGTGTTACCCATAATAATAGAACTAGAAGCATTCGGAGCAATTGCCATTAGGTGACTAAACCGTAGTCCCGTACCAGCTGCGTCAGGTGCCTCGCCTCGTTCTTTACCCAACTCTAAGTTTGCTACATTAAGCGACTCACGAATGTGTTTAAACATCTTCATGTTGCTACCGGTAGCCATTGCTGACTCCCACGGTAGATTGTTCTTTTGTAGGTAAGCATGATATCCCAAAGCTCCGATGCCAATAGAGCGTTCACGGATAGCAGAGTACTTTGCTCTTGCTACTGGCTCTGGTGCTCTATCAATAAAGTATTGAAGAACATTATCCAACATCTCTGCAACGTCTTTAAGGAACTTCGTATCAGCCTTCCAATCATCGAAGTATTCCAAGTTAACAGACGATAAACAACATACAGCTGTACGGTCTTTATCTGTTGGTAGGATGATCTCCGAACATAGATTGGATTGCTTAATTGATAGGCCAAGTTTCTTTTGAAACTCTGGCATCATTCTATTAGATGTATCAATGAAATGAATGTATGGCTCTCCTGTATGCATACGCATCTCTAAGATACGTTGCCACAACTCGCGAGCAGGAATAGTATCTCTTACTTCTCCATTGTGGGGATCTTTCAAATCCCAAGTATCATCGAAGTTAGGATCGATCATTGACTGCTCAACTTTTCGCATGAAGTCGTCGGTAATATTAATACCGTGATGCAAGTTGAGCGTTCTCATATTAGGATCGCCCGTTGGCTTTCTCATCTCTAAAAAGATAAGGATATCGGGATGAGAGATATCAAGATAAGCAGCATAAGACCCCCTCCTCGTCCGTCCCTGTCTGTATGCCAAACTACTAGCGTCATAAGTGCGAAGATGAGGCATAACGCCAACGCTTTTATCATCTGCAGATCTAATACCAACTCCAATTCCAACTCCTCCGCCCAGCATGCTGAGCCAATTTACTTCTGACAAACAATCGACGAGACCTTCAGCGCTATCGTGTAGATAAGGCAAAAAGCATGATATAGGAAGGCCACGAGCAGAACGACCAAAAGAAAGAATGGGAGTAGAGTAAGAGAGCCAATGCTTGCTGCTGTATTCGTATAGTCGCTGCGCGTGCTCTGGGTTTGATCCAAATGCTTCTGAAACATATGCAAACCTCTCTTGTGGTGATTTCTCGTCTTCCTTCATATACGACTCATTCAGTCGCTTGATCCCTAATTCATCAAATAAATTATCACGTGTGTAGTCTACTTTAATTCCGTGGACAGTATCCATCTAAAACTCCAATTTTATTATTATTTTGTTAGTTGCTCAGCTAATGGAAAGATATTTGCAATCACCTTTGCGCATTCCATTGCTATAGCAGCATGTTCTTGTTGTGTACCATTAGCTGATCTTAATTGGATATAGTGAATCCAAGATCGCAATGTTCCATTCATATAGAGACGTGATACAGTCAGTCCTTCAGGCAGTACTGCTCTTGCTTGCTCTTTTGCTATTCCATTTTCAATAGCCCATTCATATGCACTCTTTGCTGTGTCTATTACCCTTTTTTGTTGTGTCTCCCAAAATGCTTGGAGGGCTGGGTTGTCCGATACTATACTGTTTTGTCTATTGTTCTTGTCCTGCAGTCGTGCTTCTCTAAGTACAAACGACAAGTCTTTAGTAGGGTCAGCATATCGTTGGCTGAACTCTTGGAAGGAGAAGCTTCTGTGTCTGAGGATTTGTCTTGCAATGTCTCTTGTTGTTGTAATTTCGAGACAGGCTGAGACCATTTCGAGTGGTGACCAGTGTTGGTGTTTGACAAGGTATCTGATGAGTTTTTCGGTTGTTTCTGTGTTGAGCTGATTGGAGGGATTGCTGACACGGGCGCAATACGCAATGAGTTCTTGGACATCATATAGCCCTTCCCCCACAAGGTACGGTCCTGGTTTACTATAGGATACCAACTTAACATTTTTGATTGCCTCCTCGCCTATCACTCTGCTTGCCCACATTTCTTCATTTTCTAATATTGGAATATCTAAATCTTTTTCCATTGAGAGAGTGCCGCCTTCGCTGTTAAACCACTTCTGGTGTTTTGTATTACAATCGATTCTGGATCTAATCCAGCAAGGACCATGTCGTTGATATCTTTTTGCTGTATATTATCAGGCCATATACAAACATTATACCCATCATCAATATATTTGTCAATCTGTTTAACAATATCTTTGTTCCGAGGCTCATTGTCCATAATGACAGTAATCTCGGATCTTAATTTGTTAGGGAATACTTCTACTAGGTTGATCGCCGATCCCGCCATTGCTACACAATTTGGCATGAACATCGAATCGATTGGTCCTTCTACTACGAACACTTTACCCTTATCATTGATAGTATCTAGACCAAAAACTTTTGGCTTAGACTCATCAATCATAATAGTAATATAACGAATACCGTCTTTCTTAAAACCACGTCCTTGAAACCCAAAAAGATTGCCTTCTCGGTCAAGAAAAGGAATGATCAATCTCGGCTCATCATCGCTATTCTCGAGGTTAAACTTCTCGGGAATAATTGTATTTACCCATTCTTTAAACTTGGGAGCATAGAATAATTTATAGTGAACATTTGACGGAATCTTACGCTTTTGAACATATTTCTTAACTGGATGTTCAGGATCTAATTGCG